AAGCAGAGACAAGCAAAATTAATGCATTGAACGCACAAAATACTATTGCAGTAAACGAAGCTAATGCAAAAAGAGAAGCTAGTTTAAATCAATACAATGCAACACTAGAGAATCAAAGACAACAGTTTAATGTTAATAATCAAAAAGAAATAGACCAATCAAATGTGGTTTGGAGAAGAGCAATCAATACAGCTAATACAGCTGCAGTAAATGCTGCTAATCAAACTAATGCACAAAATGTATTAAATCTATCTAACTGGGCCCTATCATCATTATGGCAACAGTGGAGAGATGAAGCATCTTGGGTTAATACTTCTTCAGAGAATATGGAAAATAGAAATCATAACTTAGCTATGGCAGCTATGGAAAGATCTACAGCTTTTGAGTTGCAAGATCAAGCATCCAAAGATGCACTATATCAATTGATTGGTAAATTTGGATTTGATTTATAGGAGTAATAATGATTAGAGATATATTAAAAACAGCAACTAAAACAGCAGTAAATTGGGTAGGAGGTAAATTAGGTGTACCTACAGGTATAACCGAAAAAGTAACTGATGTTACAGATAGTTTATTTACAAAATCACCTGGAGGTGGTGGTGATTTTCAATTGATAGATACATCAGTACCAGCTCCTAGACTTCAAAAATTTGCAATAGGCCCAGTTAGACCTGGTATGTCAGGAGCTAGTAAAGGTTACGCAGATACTGTAAATCCTGAAACATTATATGCTGCATGGGATAGAAGACTAGGTAAGTATTATTCTGATAAATATAAAGTTGCAAGAACAGTAAAAGGTAAAGTAGTATAGGAGATATTATGGATGAATTTGGAGAAGGAATAGGTAACCCATTTGATACACCAATCCCTGGACAATCATTAACAGATGAGCCAGGTAATTACCCATGGGAACACCCACCAACATATGTAACAACAGATGGTGCTGCTGATCATTTATGGAATAGAATGTCAGAACCAGAGTTTGCTGAACAGATCATAGCTATGTTAGATGCAGGTGTACCTGTGGAAGCTATAGGTAGAACTGTATTATTCGGTGGATTTTTAAAAGGTAAATTTTCTCCAGATGTAGCTTTTATAATTGCAGAACCTGTAATGAAGATGATTGCAACTATAGGTGTTATCGCAGGTGTTGAGAATATTAAAATGTCTATGGATGATATTACAAATAAAAAAGAAATTAGATCAGCTGTTAGATTAAATGTTGAAGCTGAAAAAGTTGCAAAAGAAATTCAAGAAGAAGTAAAACAAAAAGGTTTAATGGCTAAACCAGAGGAGACTGAATAATGGCGATAGATTTTGGAAGAGCAGCTAGAGGTATAGCAACAGGTTATCTTACAGCAAAAGTAGCAGATACTGCAGCACAAGATGAACTTAACAGAGATTTTATTTTACAAGCAAGAAATCAATACTTTAATGTAGACAAGCCTAACTTTATAGCAGATGAAAAAAAGAGATCTGCTAATATAGATTTTATAGCTACTAAATTATCTCCAGTCTATGCAAATTATGCAGATGCACAGAATATAACATTAAGTGATGTAAACAGTAGAGACTTTGTAGACAGTGTAACTAATCTAAGTAATGAAGATAAATTTAAATTAGAATCTACAATAACACAAAGAAAGAGAGAGAGAACTAAAACATTTGATGAAAATAATGCATTCATAACAGAACAATTTAATAATCTCAAAGGTGGCTTTGGATCTATGAATATGACTAAAATGTTTTTTCCAAATGAAGGGGAAGACATTGCTGAAGTAGGAGTCAAACAAATGACTACTGCATCTATACCATCACTAAAAGAGATTCAAGGTGGAGGCACTATATATGACATTACTAATAATAGACATGCAGTATTTCAAAGCCAATTCGATAGTGACTTTAGAAATTTTTTTGTAAATGATTTAAGACAACCTTCAATAAGTTTTGCACAAGGTTCTGCACAATATGATCTTGCAAATGAATTATTAAAAGGTTACGATAAAGCTGTAGAGGCAGGTTTTAATAAAGGTAAGTATGAATACGCAAGACTTAAATACATAGATCAAGAATTAAAACGAGAAGGTATAACTGGATATAATACAGGATTTCCTACTGTTGAAGAAGTTAAACCTGAGGTGACACAAGATACTAAAGCTGTACCACAGGATGGTAAAAAATTTGATGCACCTGATGTTAGTCAAATAGGTGTTAAAGATGATGCTAAGATTAATATTAAAAGTGTACGACCTTTAGAGGAAGGTGGCACTAGTTCAGCAGCAGTTGTTATAAATGATTTAAGAGAGATAATAGCTAAGATTAGTGATAGTCCATCACTATCAGCTGATGAAAAAGAAAAAAGAATAGAGACTGCTAAACAAAGAGCTAGAGAAAGAATTCAATCAATGGGATTAGACTTAGATAAGTTTAATATATAATCATGGCTGAAAATATTTTTAAGGATCTCTTACCTGAAGAGGATCTTGAAAAAAAATCTAATGTTGGTAATGAATTTAATGACCTCTTACCTCAAGAGGAAGTTACACTTAGTAATCAGTTTAATGATCTCTTGCCTGAAGAAGAAAGAGATTTACCTGTAAAGAATGAATTTAAATTATCAGATACACCTGACGATAAATATGAATTAAAAGATAAAGGTTTGTTTGATGACTTGTTACCTGAAAATGAACAAGAAAAATCTTTAACTAAATTATACACAGATCCAGATACCGAGTTTGGTGTTGGTGATGCTTTTGTATTAGGTTTAACAGATACGTTTAGAGGTGTTACTCAATTTGTTGGTGGTGAAAAAGTATTCTTCATGGATGATGATTTAAAAACACAACAAGCTAAATTAAATGCAGCATTACAAGGTGAAGGTGGTGGGTTAATAGCTGCAGCATATTTTGGTGGAGCAATACTAGATCCTGTAACTTGGTTAATACCTGTACTTAGAGGTAGAAAACTTTATCAAATGGCTATGGCTGGTGGTGTTTCTGGTGGACTTGCAGGTGCACTAGGATATGTAGATGAAAGTAGTTTACTGTTTGATGAAAGATACAAACAAGCATTAGCTGGAGCTGCAGGTGGTGCTATTTTATCTCCACTAATAGGTAAAACTTTAGAAGCTGCAAAACTTAAAAAAATTAATAAACTATTAGAAGATCAAAGACCCTCTGATGCTGATATAGCAAAATTACCTGATAATTTAAAACAAGTAGTAGCTTTACCTGGTGAAGAAGATATTTTTAAAGGCACAGAAAAAGCATTAAAGAAAAGTAGAAGAAAAGGTAAAGTAAAAGGCAGAGGTAAAGTAGAGGCTATTGTTAGAGAAAAGATACCATTTAAAAAAATAGATAGATTAGATGGTAGACCTGGAAAAGATAGTAATAGAGATTATCTATTAAGAGGGCCCAGAGAATTTTTTAAAACTATATTAGGTTCTTATGTAAAACCAGTTACAGATCCCATAGTAAAACCTACAGGTAAAGTTTTACAAGCTGTTACCAGACCTATAGCCGAAGGTACAGAAAAAGTTAAAGGTGCTTATACTAAAAAAGCACAAAAAATTTACAGTGATTATTTTTCAGTAGGGCCTAAAGCTGGTGAGTTTGGAACAGGTGCTGCAGGTGCATTGTATGGATTTGCATTACCTGACGATGGTGAATTATTTGGAGTAGAACTACCCCAAGATTTACAAGGTGGTTTAACTGAAAAATTTTCAAGAGCAGCCCTAGGTTTTATGATGGGTTATGGAGGTGTAAAGTTAGCCAAAAAAACTCAAGTTCCTGATTTTGTAAAAGAAGCTAGAAGAGTAAAATTAGGTATTGATAATGTAGAACAAGATTTAAGTATAGCTAGTTTTTTAGCTAAAGCATTTGTTGATGGTTTTAACGTTCCTAAAGTTGTAAAGGATTTAGAGACAAGAGATTTAGAAGGTTTAAGAAATAAAATTGAATTAGAATTTTTTAGAATATACCAACAAGCAAATCAATTAACTACTGACGAAAGAAAAGTGTTATATAATTTATTAGAAGGTGATATTAAATTTAATGATGTTCCAAAAGATTTAGGAAAATTAGCTAAAAAAGCTAGAAATCAAATTACTAAAATAACTCAAATGTATATTGATGCAGGTTTAATTACAGAAGAAACTGCACAAAGAAATATAGAAAGATATATTAAAAGAACTTATGGTGGTAAAGAAACATCTAAGATTGGTTCTGAGCTAAGAGCTAGAGGTGTTTTAGAAAAAATAACACCTAAAGATTGGGTTAATTCATTTAGTAAAAATAAAGCATTTAAATTAAATAATGAAGGTAAACTTGTGCGTGTAAAGGAACATAAAGGTTGGGAGTTATTTGGTAATGTAGAAGCTGAAAAATTTGAAAAGTCTGTAAAAGCCACAGATGAAGTAGCAAAAGATTTAATTAAAGCTGGTAGAGGTGATGAACCTATACTAACTGCTAGATGGGAATATACTAAACAAGAACGTATTGGTATGTCTGAGATAGAAGATGGTGCATTTGCTATTATGGAAACTGGTAGATTAATGGCACAAACTTTACCAAGATATAAATTTTATGGTGATTTAGCTGCACAAACTTTTACTAAAACTGCACCATCAGCTGATGAGATAAATAGATTAGATTTAGTGCTAGTTCCTGATTCAACTAGAACAGGTACTATACAAAAAACTTATGGTGCTTTAGCAGGTAAATATATACCAAGAGAAATATATGAAAATATATTTCAAATAAATAAAACTGCAGAAGGCCCTAAGAGCACTTTTGGTAAAGGTTATAGAGCATTAAATCAAGTATGGAAAGCTAGTAAAACTGCATGGAATCCTACTGTCCATGTTAATAATATGGTTAGTAATTTAGTATTACTAGATTTAGTTGATGGTAGTGCCAGTTTATTACCATCTGCAGTAACAGCATTTAAAAATCAAAGTAGAGGTAAGTCTGTTAAAATATTAGAAGAAGCTAGTAATCTTGGTGTATTTTCTAGTAATTATGTAAAACAAGAATTAAAAGGTGGTATACTAGATCCAGATAATATAAAACCTGCATACTATAATGTTGATCCAAAAAAAAATGTTTTTGAAAATGCTATAGACTTAACAGGTTTTATACACAAAGATTTAATTGTAAAAAATAAACTTGGATTATCAAAATTATCTGAGTATTATGCTTTAGAGGATTCTATATTTAGACTTGCTCTATATATGGATAGAAAAAATAAAGGTTATAGTAAAGTTAGAGCAGCACAAGATGCAAGAAAATCCTTTATTGATTACAACATTCAAGCACCAGGTATAAATGGTTTAAGAAATTTACCAACACCTTTTTTAGCTTACACATACAGAGTTGTACCAATACTTGCAGAGACAGCTGTAGTTAGACCTTGGAAGTTTGCTAAGTATGCAGTTTTAGGTTACACGTTAAATAACTTAGGTGAGATACTAGGTGAAGGGGATGCAGATGCAGAACGTGCAGCCATGACAAAAGAAATACAAGGTAAGATAGGTGGACTACCTTTTTTACCACATAAAAATATAAAAATTCCTACTACAGATAAAGCTAGATATGTTAATGTAACTAGATTTGTGCCAGGTGGAGATATATTTGATTTAAACTCTGGAACAATACCTTTAGTTCCACAGCCTTTACAAGCTAATTTTGGTTTAGCTGGGGAAGTTCTTTTCCCTATGTTAGGTTTTGATTTGTTTAGAGGTGACAAAATAAAAGGTCAAGGTATATCTGAATTTGATGATTTTTCTATCAGAGCAGAGTTTGCATTAAAAAGATTAATACCTAACTTTCCTTTCATACCAGGATCATATTCTACAGAAAGAATAAGAAAAGCTAGAGAAGATAAATCTACACTAGCAAGAAGTGAATCAGAATTTTTAGCATTCTTAAATACTGTAGGTGTAAAGATTGAAGAGGCAGATATATCTAGATTAAGAACCATAAAAGGTTTAGAATATAGAAGAAAATTAAAAGGTGTACAGGAACAAATAAGAGGAGTGTATGCTAAGTTTAGAAGGGGTTCAATTGACGAAGAGAAAAGAAATAAAGAGCTAACAGAATTAAATAAAAAATTTAAAAAACTAAATGATGAATATAGTGAGGCACTAAATATGGAAATTAATTATCAAGAGGGTGCAGAGTTAAGTGACGTAGTACCTAGAATAGTAACTGCTATTAAAGGGCAAACAGAGAAATTATTTGGTAAAAATTAAATTAATAATAATAATATTGCTTATGAATATAAATCAACAAACTAATGAATTATTTAAGCCTAATAATGTTTATAACAATCCTGGCAATATAGAGATAGGTGAGGGTTTTGCAGGTGGATATGAAGTTACAAATGAAACATACGCTGATGATAGGGAAAGACCTTTTGTAGTTTTTGACTCACCTGAGATGGGCATGAGAGCTTTAGCTATGGATATTAATTCTAAACTAACACAATTTAATGGCAATGTGTCTGAAATAATTAAAAAATATGCACCTAAAAAGGATGAGAATAAAACAACAAATTATATATTATATGTTCAAAATAAAGTAGGTAAAAAAAATATAACACAAAATGATATAGGTGCAACAATGAGTGCTATGATAGAATTTGAAAATAAACCTGAGGTTGCAGATTATTATTTAAGTGATCCTAAAAAAATGGAAATAGCTTTAGCATTAGCATTTGATAAAGATGGAGAGAATAGGCAGTTACCAAGTAATATGTCTTTTGAAGATGCTAAAATTGCAGCAGGACTAGAATAATGGCTAAACAACCTAAAACAACTAATGAACACATTATATCTTTATACGGATATATTACAGGATTAAAAAGAGAGGTCAGCAGTATAAAAAATAATCATCTAAAACACATGCATGAAGATATAGATAAATTACATGGCAAGATAGATAGAGTATTATATGCTATACTTGGTGGTTTAGGTGCAACAATACTAACATTAATAGGTTTATTTAATTAAGGAGTAAACATGATAGAAGAATTAAAAGTAAAAGCGAAAGAGATATGGGAAAAGAACTATCACTGCGTCATTTGTGCAGTTGCAGGTTTTATCCTAGGTGCTATAATATTATAATATACACCATAAATGTCTAAACCTGAATATCAGGATATTATCCAAGAGTACAAAGAGCAAGTCAGAATCCTAAAGCAAGAGGTTGCTGAATTGCAAGACGCTGGTAAAAGTAAAGACAGTGCAAATAAACGTACTCTGCAAAAGCTAGAGCATGTAACACAAGATCTAGAAGATGCGAATAAAAAAATAAAAGAACTAGAATCAAATCAACCAAATACAAAGGAGTAACAATGCCATTTGAAATGATTACAATGCTAGGATCCACTGTACTTGGTGGTGTGATGAGTATATGGTCACAAAGCATTAAGGCAAAACAAGCAGAACAAAAGATGCTTTTGCAAAGAGCAGAAGTTCAGCAACAAGGTTTTAAAGACGCTAGAGAATATGAGAACACAGGTTTTCAATGGACTAGAAGAATTATAGCTTTAGTAGCTGTCTTTGCAATAGTATTATTACCAAAATTAATGCCTGTAGTATCACCAGATACTAGTGTGATTGTAGGCTATTTAGAATTTAAACCTGCATTCTTCTTCTTACCAGAAAAAGAAGTAATGAAATGGATAACTTTATCATCTAATAGTTTAGTAATTACACCATTAGATACCAATTTAGTATCAGCAATTATTGGATTATACTTTGGGGGATCTTTAGTTAAAAAATAATATATGAGGGCTAATTATGAACTATTACTTTACAGGAGTATTAATAATACTTTTAGTATTAATTGCTTTGTTTTTAGAACCAGGTTATAGATGAAGTTTGGATTAGCCTTTTTATTATGCTCTTATATAGCAGAATCTTGTTTACCTACATATTTTCACGATTTTGAATTTGATAGTGAATATGAATGCATGGTTGCAGGTTATTCAGAATCTCTTAAAAAAATACAAGAGATTGGCCCTGTGGATGTAAATGAATATCGTATGTATATAAAATTTGGTTGCTTTGAAGTAATAGGAATAGAAGAGAATACTTAAATATGAAACACCCTTTAACATTATTAACACTACTATTAATACTTTCTGGCTGTATGTCAGCAGCAGTAATGGCAGGATCTACTCAAACAAATACTAGTGGATCTAATACTGCTATTGAAGGAGGTTATACTTCAACTGCTACGACAACTTACCAGTCTGGATCTAGTTCTAATAGCACTACGAGTAATACAACTAACTCTAATATTAGATCTGCTCCACCAAGTTCTAGTGCACCTTCATATAACTCAATGACACAAGATGTTTGTGCTGTGGGTATGTCAATAGGTGTTCAAACATTTGGTATAGGTATTAGTGGTGGTAAACATGCAATAGATAAAAATTGTGAAAGATTAAAATTAGCTAGAATATTAAATGATTTTGGTATGAAGGTAGCAGCTGTGGCAATACTTTGTCAAGATGAAAGAGTATTTGAATCTATGATACAAGCAGGTACACCTTGTCCTATTGATGGAAAGATTGGTAAAGAAGCTGAGGCTCTTTGGTCTAAATATGATCATGAAAGACCAGATTATGATATATACGTAAAACGTATGAAGAAGAGAGAAAAAAAAGAAAAAGAATTAGAAAGAATTAGAATCAAAGAAGAAGCTAAGATGACTAAAGATTTTGATAAAGTTGATAAAGAAATTAAAATAGAAAAATTAAAACCTATAAAATGGGAATCACCTAAGTAATGATTTGGATGTTAGCGACAATAGTAGGAGTGGTATATGCGATGTACATTATTGGTAAGTTTGCTGATGATATTAATCCTTACAACTTCCACAAAAAGTGATTCAATAACTACAGGTAATTTAATTACTAATGGTAATTTTGAAACTGGTAATTCTAACAATTGGAATACCACTGGGGATGTTAGAGTATTAAATGATTGCTGTGAATTAAATAATGTTCCAAGTAATTATGATTTAGAGTTTGGCGATAGTGGATCTATTAATCAAGACTTTGATTTAAGTTCTGATACTATTACTCAAAATATGTTGGATAATGGAATAACGTTAGATTCAACTATTGAAGTACAAAATGGTGAGTGCAACGTCACTGGGTGTTGGGGTGGGCAAGGTAATGCAGATACATTTACTAATCAACTAACTATAAAAGATTCTGATGGTAATGTACTCGCATCAAATACAAATATTAGAACTGATGTTACAGGTATAAATGGTGCTAATTTTACAGACAGATTAATATATAATGGTACAGGATCACACACAGGTAATATAGAGATCTCTGGATCTGATGCAAATGCACCTGCATATTTAGGTGGGCCAAATGTAGATAATATATCTGTCACCATGACTTATGATGATACAGTTATAGCACCAGTTATCGCACAAGAAATAGAAGATATATTTGAAAGTGTTGAAGAAGTATTTGAAGAATTAGAATTTGTAGAGATTGAAGAATTATTTGAAGAGTTAATAACTTTTTTTGAAGAACCTGCTTTAGAGATGGAAATAGTAGAGGAGTTTGAAGAAGTTACTTTTGAATCTATCCCAATGATGGTTGAAGAAATGCCAGAGGAAATGATAGAAGAGGAGATAGTAGAGGAAGAAATAGTTGAAGAGTTTACAGAAGAAGAGGTGATAGAAGAAGCACCTACTAAATTAGCAGAGGCCCCAAGTGAAAGAGAAGAAGTTAAAGAAGAGAAACCCAATAGCGAAACTACTAAGACTGCCAAGGTTGAAGAAAAAAGTAATACAAAGCAAAAAACTATACAATCGAAAGAAAGAACAACAAATGCTACTTCACAGCCAAGGCTTGTAAAACTAGAAAAAATTATGGACAAAGTTGATAAAGATATAAAAGATATATCAAAAAATTTACAGATAAAAAATATAATTAAGTTAGATGCTATGGTAAATGACCAAGTATCACTTGATATATATGACGTACCCTTCTATAAAAGTAAAAATATTTATTTAGATCAAGTAGAAATACAAGATTTAAGACAACTATATGAATCAAAAACTTTAGCTAATTATATAGCAACAGATCCTATAGCTGTTATAAATCAAAAACTAAATAAAATAAATTTAAAGAAAAAACAAATACTAATAGAACTGGAGCAATTAAAAAATGGATAAAATAAAAAATCAATTAGCAGGTGTAGCAGCATTACTTGGGGTCATAGCAGCAATAGGTGGTGGATTTGTAAAGTATGGTGAAATAACTACAAAATTAGACGCATTAGCATCTAAAGAATCTACAGATTATTCTGCAGAAATAGCTGTATTAGAAGAAAAAGTTACAGCATTAGAAAATGCAGATACTACACATGATCATGACTTTGATCATACACATGATGACTCAGCTGTAAAGATACTTGAAAAAGAAATAGAATTACTAAAGGTACAAATAGAAGAAATAAAAGTTAAATCTTCTAATCCATTAGCTAACTAATGGGCAAACCTCCGTTTGAAATTAGAATTGCTATACTAATATTTATAGGTGGATGTTCACCAATTTTTATACATAATATTGTGTATAAATTATGGGATGTAAGTGTAGTTAGAGCAGCAGAAATTACATTTATATTATGTATTCCTGTAGCATTTTGGATGGCAGAAAAAATTAATGAACGATGGCATGATGATCAGGAGTAAATATGTATTTAAATGCTAATATACCCATTATAGATTGCTATGTTAGGGGCAATTATTTAAGAGATCAAAAAGACTCACACGATAAATACTTTGGATGTGCAGTATTTGGTTTTAGTTCTATACCTAATCAAACTCCATTATTTCATTTTATGATGGAAGATGGTGGATTGTGGTGGAGAGCACCCATATCTGCTTTTTGTAAAAATCCAGGTGTAAAAGAATTACCACTAAACGAATTAGTTATGTGGGATTGTTTTAGCTATCATGTGGGTGTTACAACATTCTATGAAATAGCAGGTAACAAAATGCAATATATGTCTAGACGTAAAGTAATACGAAAAGGCACATATTTATTTACAATAGACTGGTCACCAGGTGATTTTAATGAACTTGATTTTGGATATACACAGCATCCAGACCAACATAAGTGTGGCCATGTATTAGAATTAGATGATGGTAACTATGCAATTCAACCCAACAATAGATTAAGAGTTTTTGATGCATCAACAGGCTCTGATCCAAACGAAAAACCCCTTATAAATAGACTAGTTAATAACACAAGATGGTCAGTTGAAACTAGTTCTAAATGGATAACTGACGAACATGAGGAGGGTAGTTATGACTACCATTTTAAGGAGATAAAAGATGGCGAAGAAAAAAAGCACAGTAAATAAAGCTGGTAATTATACTAAGCCTGGTATGAGAAAACGAATGTTTAATCAAATCATGGCTAGTTCAAAGGGTGGAAAACCTGGACAATGGTCAGCAAGAAAAGCCCAGATGTTAGCCAAAAAATATAAGGCAGCTGGTGGGGGGTATAAGTAATGGTTAAGAAAATTAAAAAAGTTGCGAAGGCTTTGAAGAAAGCATCTGCTTTACATAAAAAGCAAAGTAATATTATTGAGAAGCATATTAAGGAAATGAAATCTTATGGCAAAAAAAAGAGAGCCTAAGAAAGGAACAGGAAAACACCCAGGAAAGAAACATGGTAGAAGGCTTTACACTGATGAAAACCCATCTGACACTGTTGGAATCAAGTTCGCAACGCCAACAGATGCGAGAAAAACAGTGGCGAAAGTTAAAAAGATTTCTAAACCATTTGCTAGGAAAATTCAAATTCTAACTGTTGGCGAACAAAGAGCTAAAGTCATGGGTAAATCACAGGTAGCAGCTATATTTAAGAAAGGTAAAGAGGCTATAAGAAAAGGGAGAAAAGCATAATGGCACTAGCAAAAAGTCAAAGGAGTTTAAAAGCATGGGGAAAACAGAAATGGAGAACGAAATCTGGCAAGAAGTCTTCGGAGACTGGGGAAAGATATTTGCCAGAGAAAGCTATCAAGAGTCTATCATCTGCAGAGTATGCAGCAACGACAAGAGCAAAACGCCAAGGAACAAGAAAGGGCAAACAGTTTGTGAAGCAACCGAAAGGGATTGCAAAAAAAACAGCTAAATATAGGAGATATAGTTAATGTACGGAATGAAAAAAATGAAGAATAAAAAAAAAGTAATGGGTAATAGAAAAAAATTAGACATGGATAAAGATGGTAAACTTACTAAAAAAGACTTTGCTATGCTAAGAAATAAAAAGAAAAAAGGTAGAGCATAATGCCAGGTAAAGGTTTGTATGCTAACATCCATGCTAAAAGAAAACGTGGTGGTAAAATGAAAAAGAAAGGTGCCAAAGGTGCACCCACTGCTGCAAACTTTAGAAGAGCAGCAATGACAGCAAAGAAAAAATAATGGTAGCAAAAAAATATCAGAACCCATCAGGTGGATTAAATGAGGCAGGTAGAAAGTATTTTAAAAGAACTACTGGTGCTAATTTAAAAAGACCAAGTAAAAAAGTGGGCAACAAGAGACGTGCTAGTTTTTGTGCGAGGATGAAAGGCATGAAGAAGAAACTTACTTCTGCTAAGACTGCTAATGATCCTAACTCAAGAATTAACAAAGCACTTCGTGCTTGGAACTGTTAATATAAAATAAAAAAGGGGAGCCATAAAGACTCCCCCACAGGCAACAACAGAGACATTTAGAGTTTTACTCTAAGTGTCTTTTTTTTTGGTCTGATTGATACAAAGATCTATCACCCCATCTTTTTGTCCAGAGATAACTATTAAACTGTGAAGTACATCTCTCAACAAAATCTATAATTTTATTATGCCAAAACATCTTTCTAAATTTTTTGGATAATTTGTCTGATATCAGTTTCAAGTTTTTTACCTACAGAGTTAGCATGATTAATTACAGCAGCACATAAGTTACCATGGTATGGATAAGACTTTAAAGCCTCTCTAACTTTACCTACAGGTTTACCACCATAATCAATCACGATTGCATTATCTTTATTTAATCCTATTTTTAATTCAAATAATATGCCAGTAAATTTATTTAAATTATTTTTTTCCGACATCTTTATCTCCCTCTGGATTAAAAGGTTTAAGTTTAGCCATCTCACTCATTATGTGAAATACCTCACCATATGGCCTTGTCATTAAGTATTTCATAATATCTTGTAATTGACTAGCAGTAACAAGATATTGTTTTTGTTTTGGTTCCATCTTTACCTCCTATTAAAATGGTATATCGTCTTCGTTAGGGTAGTGGTTATCTATTACTTTTATTTTATCATTCGCACAAGATATTGCTTCTAGTTGTTTATCTATCTCATCAGCAAACTGTGGATGTTCTCCTATACCTACAGGTTTATCTAGGTATACTTGTATTGTAGCTTTTGCTATATCTACTTCTGCTTCATACTTTTTTTTCAAAGCATCTAATATATCTCTACTCATTACTCTGCTCCTTTAAATTGGTAGTATTTATTTTCTATTAAATCTTCATCATCAAAATAGGGATTAGTTTTTGCTGTCACTGAATCTCTAGCATCTCTTATGGTTTGATTTAACGTTCTACCTTGACGTAAACAACCTGCAACAAAATCTTCTAATTGTATGATTGCTTGTTTAACTTGACCCATTGTTGACCTCCTTGACTAATCTATCTAAGTACCATTGTGCTTTTTGTAAATCTTCTAATGGTTCTCCTTTAAATTTATATCTAGAAACATA